AGCCCGATCACAATCGCCTATGTGGCGGGGTGGGATGATGTGGCCGATATTCCCCAACGCTATAAGCAGGCCATCCTCATGCTGGTGGGCCATTGGTACGAGAACCGGGAAAATGTGAATGTGTCGGGGGCGGTGCCCAAAGATGTGCCCCTGGCTTTTGATAGCCTGGCGCTGTTGGATCGGGTGTATATGCGATGAGAGCCGGACTATTGCGGCACCGCATCACGATTCAGGTGGACACGCCCACCCAAGACGCATACGGGGAGCCGATTGCCAGTTGGGGCACGTTTGCCACGCGCTGCGCGGCTGTGGAGCCTGTGAGCGGGCGGGAGACGGGCATGGTCGGGGACCAGCAGGTGGAGGCGTCGGGCGGGGTGCGGGTGCGGCTGCGACGGCTGGACGGGGTATCTGTGAAGCATCGGGTCAATTGGAATAGCCGGTTGTTTGATATTGAATCGGTTGTGAATGATCCGACGAATGCGCGCTGGCAGGTGCTGTATTGCCGAGAGGTGTTGACGTGATGGCGAGGCGACAGCGGCAGGCAATGGTTGTGCACGGGCTGGACCAACTATTCGAGGCCCTGGGCGACCAAAAGGCAGCGGTACGCAAAGCCCAGGGGCCAGCCCTGCGGGCGGCGGGGGCTGTGGTGGAAACCGAGGCCAAACAATTGGTGCCGGTGGACACGGGCACCCTGCGGGATGCGATTGTGGTGGACGCTATCAGGCGGGGCGGTGTGGTGGTGGCTGTGGAGGTGGGGCCGACGATTCCGCCAGCGTTTCACGCCCATCTGGTAGAGTTTGGCACGGACCGGGGCAGCCCGGCCCAGCCATTTATGCGGCCAGCCTGGGACACACGCAAAAAAGAAGCCCTGGACGCGGCTAAAACGATTCTAAGAGAGGCGATCCGTAATGGCCTTTGAGTCGGACCTGACTACATTTGTTGAGGCAGACGCGGGGGTGGGGGCGCTGGTATCGTCCAGAGTCTACCCGCTGCGACTGCCCCAGGTGCCCACGTTCCCGGCTATTGTGTATCAGGTGGTGAGCACGGTGGTGATGGACCACCACCACGGCAGCGCGGGGCGGCTGTTGCGGGCACGGGTGCAATTTACCCTGTGGGCGGGCAGCCACGCCGGTGCGGATGCCCTGGCGAGGGCGCTACGGGCGGCCCTGGACGGCTACGCGGGGACGATGACAAGCACGGTGGTGGGGTATGCGCTGATGCAGACGGAGCGGGCCGATTGGGACGCTACGACCGAGGATTACAGGCGCATCCAAGACTACTACATTCTGTATGTGGAAGCGGTATAGGGGGGCGGAATGGCACAACAGGCGGCATTTGGGACGACGCTCAAAGCGTTTGACGTGTTGGCGGACTATGCCTACGAGACGGTGGCCTATGTGACGGACATCCAGGCGCCCAAGCTGGCGTTGGACGCGCTTGACACTTCGGAACACGCCAGCACAGACGGCAAGCGCACGGCGGTGGCGGGGGTGTTGGATGGGGGGGAGATGACCCTGGAGATTCTCTATGACCCGGCGGCGGCCACCCACGATTTGTTGTTGGACCTGTTGACCGGGCGTACAGGGTCGATCTATCAGGTAACCTATCCAGACGCCACGGTAGACAACTTTCAGGGCTATGTGACCCGGTTTGAGCCGGGCGCGCCCTTCGACGATTTGCTTATGAGTACGGTCACACTGCGGACGACAGGACGCCCGCTGTTTGATGATAGCAACGGTTACGAATATCTGGCCCAAGAGGGCGGCGATCCGGTTATCCTGGAGACCGGTGGATTGATTCTGATGGAAGGGTATTAGAAATGGCACAGCAGGCAGCTTTTGGGACACAGTTTCAGATTGACAATTCGGGCTACACTACAGTGGCCTATGTGCGGGACATTTCCGGGCCGAATATGAGCCTGGACACAGTAGAGACCAGCTATCACGGCAGCGCAAGCGGCTGGCGCACGTTCGTGCCGGGGCTGATCGATGGGGGCGAGGTGACGCTGGATTTACTTTTCGATCCTTCGGAAGCCACGCAGATGAACAGCACCGGGCTACTCAGTGAGCTGACCGGGCGATCAGTGGAGGGGTTCAAGGTGATTTGGCCGGATGCCAGTACATTCTCTTTTGATGGACTGGTGACACGCTTCGAGCCGGGCGCGCCCTTTGAAGGTGCGCTTACCGGGTCGGCCACAATCAAGGTGACGGGGGCGATTACGTTCGCCTAGTAACCCCACCCCCTGATTGGTGATAGGGGGGGGAAAGCAAGAAACAAACGAGGAGAGCTATATGGTATTGTCCAGGGCTTTGATTCTGGAAGCGGTGGACCTGCGAACCGAGACGGTGGATGTGCCGGAATGGGGCGGGGATGTGGTGTTGCGGGAATTGAGCGCGGCCCAGATGGCTATATTCAAGGCGCAATCGGTGGCAGCGGTGGACCCCCAGACCCGCGCCGTGAAGGACGGGGCCACGCTCTTTCGGCTGTCGGCCTGGGTGGTGGCCCAGGGGGTGATCGACGGCGAGGGTAAGCGGCTCTTCACAGACGCGGATGTGGACAGGCTGGGCGAAAAGAGCGACGCGGTGATCGACCGCTTGGCGGCCCGGGTGTTGCAGTTGAGCGGGGCCGAGACGACGGTGGAGGAAGCGGCAAAAAACTAAGCAGCCAACCGGAACGGGTTTTTTGGTTTCGGTTGGCGCTAGGGCTGGGGATGACGGTACAGGCGTTGCAGGCGCAAATGGGCCACCGGGAGTTTGTAGAGTGGATGGCCTATTATCAGATGGAACCCTGGGACGAGACACGGGCCGACTGGCGGGCGGGGATGGTGGCGGCGGTGATTGCCAACGTCAACCGGGGCAAAGACCAGCGGGCCTATAAGCCAGACGAATTTATGCCCCGATTTGGCCCGGAAAAGACCCCCCCCGGTGGGAATTGGAAAACTATGCAGCAGCGGTTACGGATGGCGGCAGCGGTGAATAAGAACCAAAAAGGCGACGGGGTGACAGATGGCTGATCAGCTTGCCAGCCTGGTGGTGGCGATTGCGGCAGATGCCAACAAATATATGCAGACCCTTGACCAGACCCAGGGCAAAACCAAAAGCTGGGCGGGGAAGATCGGCGGGGTGGCTACGAAAGCGGTGGGCGGCCTGCTGGTGGGCGGTGCGGTGGCGGCGGCGGGTGCGGTGGCGGCCATTGGCGGCGCGGCCTTGAATGTGAGCCGGGAGACCGAACAGGCTACGGCCAACATTGCGGCCCAGTTGGGCATGACCACAGAAGCGGCTGAGCGGTTCGGGGCTGTGGCCCAACGGGTCTACGGTGACAATTTCGCTGGGAGCGTGGTGGACGCGGGGCAGACGGTGGCCCAGGCGTTTCAGGTGATGGGGGATATTGGCGACAAGAACTTGCAGCGGGTGACCGAGGCCGCCTATGCCCTGCAGGACAGTTTTGGGGCTGACACCAGCGAGAGCATCGACGCCGCCCAGACGCTGATGGAGAATTTCGGCATTTCGTCGGATAAGGCTTTTGACCTGATCGCGAAGGGCTTTCAGTCTGGTCTGAACCGGGCCGATGATTTTACGGATACCATCGGGGAGTATAGCACCCAGTTTGCCAGCGGCGGGGCTTCGGCTGAACAGTTTTTTAACCTGTTGGAGAGCGGGCTGGCCGGGGGGATGCTGGGCACGGATAAGGCGGCGGACGCTTTCAAAGAATTTCGAGTTAGAATCCAGGACGGCAGCAAGGCCACGGCGGAAAGCCTGGGGATGTTGGGGCTTGACAGCGAGACGATGGCGGCACAGATGGCCGATGGCAGCCTGACAGCGGCGGCCGCCTTTGGGCAGGTTATCGGGGCGCTACAGGGCACAGACGACGCCAACGTGCGGATGCAGGCCGGGGTAGGGCTGTTGGGGACGCAATTTGAAGACCTGGGCAATTCGGCCCTGTCGCTGTCGCTGGTGGGTGATCAGTTTGCGGACATCGAGGGAGCGGCGGACAGCCTGAACGCTAAATACCAGAATTTTGGCGATTTGTGGGGGGCTATCTGGCGCAAAACAGCGGTGGCTGTGTCTCCTGCTACGGATAAGCTGTTGGAGATGGCTAACGACGCTATGCCCTATGTAGAACAGGCGTTCGCGTGGATGGAAGAGCATATCCCCCCCATTATTGAGGGTGTAAGCGGCGCGATTGAAAAGGGTGTGCAGTTTATCAAAGGGCTATTTGAGGGGCCCCTGTCTGACGGTATCGGCAGCGGAGTGGGTGCGTTTCAGGTGGTCAAGGACTGGATAGAGAAGAATATGCCCCTGATCCGCAAAACAGTGGAAACGGTGCTGGGGGCGCTTGCGGCATTTTGGGACGCCCACGGTGAGAAGATCATGAGTGTGGTACGAAATTTTATGCAGATTGTACAGACTATTTTCGATATTTATTTGTATAACGCGCTGGATTTGGTCAAGGTGATTATGCAGTTGATCACAGGCGACTTTGAGGGAGCCGGGGAAACAATCAAAGCGGCTATGCGGCGCACGTTTGAAGGGATTTTGTCGATTGTGGGGCTGTGGGCTGACAGTATCCGCACGCTGCTGGCAAACATTGATTGGGGCGCTATGGGTAGGGCCATTATTCAGGGGATTGCCAACGGGATGATGGGTGCTGGTGGGCTGATTCTGGACGCGTTGACCGGGGCCGGTGAAGGCATTTTGGGCGGTATTTCGGCGCTGGTGTCTGGGGGTGGCGGGCGTATTGCGGAACCCAGGGGGGCCACGGCGGTTGCCGGGGTGGGCACGACAAACAATGTGGGCGGGATGACATTCAACATTCAGGGCAACGACCGCATGGCAGCCCGTGACGGGGTGCTAGATGCGTTGCGATCTGCGGGGTTGGCATAATGGCCTACTATTTGCAGCAGTTTGACAGCCAGGCATTGCCCACGGGCAACAGTGTAGACGGACTGGGCACAGGCTCTATAGGCTCTACCCTGGTGGCGGTGGCCGGTGGGGTGATCGACGTGTATGGAGCCAGCGAGATCGCACCCATGCACAGCCATACAATCAGACACCGGGGCATTTATTCCGCCAGCGTAGAGACCAACGTGGACGCGCTACGGGCCTATCTGGGGCAGCGCAAGAAACTATACCGCTACAAAGAGAGCGACACCAGCCAGCAATGGAAATGGGCGCGGCTGTTGGAGGTGGGTTGGGACCGGGCCATTGAGCAGCGGTCGGTGGCGGAGATAGATTGCACCTTCGAGGCGGTGGGCTGGTGGAAGGCAACCACGCCGGACACGGATAACACTAGCGCCACGGGTTCGGTGGCAATTACCAACGCGGGCAACGCCTACGCCACGGATGGGACGTTTACATTTGTTGCCAGCGGTACGGGCACGAAGACGATCCGGGTAGTGGACAGCAGCCAGGGGATAGATTGGACCTGGAGCGCGTCGATAACTGATACGGAATCGCTGGTGATTGATTGCGGGGCTTTTTCGGTGTTGAACAACGGGGCCGATGCCTATAGCGGGCTGACCCTCAACGCCGGGCACACTAGCAACTATTGGATGGTAGCCGCGCCGGGGGCAAACACTTGGACTGTGACCCTGACCGGGGCGGGCACGCTGACGGTTTCTTCCTATGACAGTTGGGTGTAGGTATGGAATTTTGGATTGACGTTGAAAACGCAGCGGGCACAGTACAGGGGTCGGGTCCGATCCGGTCGGCTACGGGCTGGCGGCAGACCCGGCGGTTGAATGGGGCGGGCACGTTTGCGTTTTCATTCCCCGCCAGCGATACAGCAGCCCTGGGGCTGTTGACGGCCAAGCGGATTGTACGCTGTTGGGCGGTGCTGGGCGGTGTGGTGACGGAAGTGGGCGCGGGGATTGTAGACGAAGTGGCGACTGAGTGGGACGCCACGGGCGCGCTAATGGCGACGGTGCGGGGGCCGGACCTGCTGGCAGAGTTGAAGCGGTCGCTGATTCGTACGCAGTTGGCTTCTGTGGATTTTGACAATGTGAAGTATATTCCGCGCACGCTGATCACGACTTTTGCGGGCGGGTTGAGCTGGTCGATTGAGGACGAAGACGGCAATACCCTGGCCGGAGACGTGACCGCTGAGAACGTGTATGCCCGATTCCGGGCTGAGCCGGTGCTGGCGGGGCTGGTGCGGGTGGCAGAAACAGTGGGGGAATTTTTCCGCCAGGGCACAGATCGCACGCTGGTATGGATTGGGCCGGTGGACGACTTCCCCGCCAGTGGGGTGCGGGCGGTGGCCGGGGCCGAACCGGTGGCCCTGGGCGCTGCGTCGGGGCTGTGTGCCATTACCCATTTCGAGAAATTGTCAGATTCCGCTGATTGGGCGAACTATGCGATTGTGACGGGGAGCGGTACGGGTGACATTCGGGTGGGGCTGCGGGCGGCCACGACCTGGCCGGATGGCTTTACAGATGCGACCAGCGGCACGACGACAATGACCTGGAGCGGTGACATTGCCACAGGCGACGACGCCGACGGGACTTGGAAAGTGGACCGGGCCTATGGCTATGTAGAGAACTACGATCACCGGCTAGCCAACGGCTATTATGAGATACGGCTAGATTATAGCGACCAGGGACCACAGGCCAACACAGACGCCGACGCAGTAAGTACAGCCAATGGGCTGGTACAGGCGTCCTATCACTATTTGAAGGCGCGGTCAGTGACGCCGGTGTTCTATCGGCTGGGGGTGGCGGGGCTTGACCGGATTGTCTATCCGGGCACGACGATCCGCACGGTGGCCCGGCGCTTTGTAGACGGGGCGGCGGTGTTGGATGTGGACGAAGACCTGCGGATTTTGGAAACCAGTTGGGAGGTGACAGACCGGGGGTTGCATACGGTTGACTTGACGGTGACGGACGGGCAGCGGTTCCCGGTGAGCGGTGACGGGCGGGTGGTGGAGGAAGTCAAAAAGAACATGGTGTTCCGGGGCCATCCCCAGGCGAATCTGGTCTATTATGAGATGCCATTTGTCGAAAATTTTGACGATGTGTGGTCGGCCTACTGCGATTTTGCCCTGGGGTCGGCGGTGGTGTCGGTGCAATCGGTGATTCTGGAGTTTATGATTGATTCGTTCCGGGGCACGATTGACGGGGTAGCGGTGGGGGGTACAAGTGGCAGCGCCACGGGTAACACCGGAAGCGGGGGAAACCATTTTCATTTGGTGAACACGACGGCCACGCCAACCAACCCGACCGGGGCAGTGATGTTTTTTGTGGCTGGTAGCCCTGGCTCAATTACGGCGGGCACGGCAAGCGGCACGTTTTCGACGCAAGGCGAAAGCGCCCATGTGCATGATTTGGGCAGCCACACCCACGCAGCGGGCAGTTTGACGGCCACCCCCAATCAAGGCATTTATTCAAACCTAACCAAAGCCACCACAGGGGAGATCACAATTGAGATAAACAGTGGCACACCCTCCAACAGTGTGACGGGGCCGACGGGGAGCTGGTATACGTTGGATTTGACGGCGGATGTGCGCGACGGGACGACATACAGGCCCACCCAAGCCAATCATCGGGTGTCGGTGATTGCAGATGCCAACTACGCGGGATTGTTGCGGGCGCGGGTGCAGGTGCAGGTGGTGGTGCAGGGTTTGGCGTGATTGTAACTATAGGATAGGGAGGACGAGATGGCAGCATCAGCAATTAGTGGATTAACGGCCCTGACCGCGCCAGCGGTGGAGGACGCGTTGATCGTAGTGGACGACAGCGCAAGCGATAATAAGTCGTTGGCGTTGTCGTATTTGGTGAGGGACACGGGGGGGACCGGGGCGATTGTGACCGGGGCGCATACGCTGACTGTGCCTGCGGATATGACAGCGGCGGGGGTGGGGTATGCGAATGTGTTTACGGCAACGCAAACGGTACAGGGGGCGAACAATTCTGACACACATCAACTGATTTTACGTGATTTATCATCAAGTACCGCTTACCTGCATACGGGGCAATATTCGGACACCAGTTATATTGCAAACAACTATTTTTACAATGGCGGACACACAACGGATGATGCAGCTAAAGCCTCATCGCTCTTGGTAATGGCAGGGGGGGCAGTGACATTCTCGACAGCTATTGCCTCCGCCACCCCCACAATGGTCGAAGCTCTACGAGTGCACGCTTCGGCTCATACATCCGTCGGCACAACCACCGACAGCGGCCAGCTAACGGTGAATGGCGAATTGGCAATCGTGGACGGGATGACTGCGCCAAGCACAACGAGCGGATGGGCGAAAATCTACGTTGATTCGGCAGACGGGGATTTGAAAGTGAAATTTGGTGACGGAACAGTCAAGACTATTTCAACAGACAGCTAGGAGGCTAGGAATGGCGAAAATCACATGGGATTCTGATGACCAATCGACTGAAGATGTGCCATTGGCCTATAAGGACGCGCAGTATTTGACGCGGGGACAGATTGGCGTTATCTTCGGGGCGTGCAATGAGGCGTTGGCGAAAAATACGGCGCTGGCTGAAAGGTTGGGCGAGGGTGGCGACCTGGAATCTATGGCCGAATATCACACGGCAAAGGCGGCGCAACTCGGCGGCGGTGAGGCGGTGCTGGTGAAGGCTATAGAGGATTTGGTCGCAATGATTCAGGGGATGCAGAACGCTATGCCGGAGGGTATGACGTTATTTCCGGGAGTGCCGCGCACATGACCCAGCCGGAACTGATCGCCCTGGTGGAACTCCTCAACCGCGCGCCCATGACCCAGGGAGAACGAATGTGGGTGCAGGGGCTGATCGCCCGTTGGGAGAAGGGGATTGCCCAGCCCCCGCCGGAGCCGCAGTTTGTGGCGGCCCAGAATGGGGTAGTGGCCCCGACTGAATAGATGACGAGCCAAACGAAGAAGACCCGGTGCAGATGCGCCGGGTCTTTTCTGTTGGGATGGGCCGGGCCTATTTTCCCGTGTGGCTGGAAAAATGCGGGCTGTTTGCGGCGATAGGGCGAGAAACGTCTATTTGTGCCGTGTGGGGCTGTGGGGGGCTTGTGGAGCGTTTGAGCGGTGGAGCGTTTGAGCGGTAGAGCGGTGGAGCGGTGGGGGGCTGATTCTGTGTTTAGTAATGTTTAGTAGCGGGAAATCGGAAATTGGGGGTTGACAAATTCGGGGAACTGGTGTATTTTGTGTGAGTAGTATGAATTACCCCCTCACATAGGAGATGCAATGCCTGACGAAGTATACACAACAGGCCAAGCGGCGAAACTCCTGGGCGTACATCTTAACACCGTCTTGAAATGGTGCAGATTAGGCCGGATTACAGCCTACAGGACCAGCCCTATCGGTCATTGGCGCATCACTCGAAAGACTTTGGAAGAATACGCCCAGGCAAACAATATTCCGCTAAAGACGAGCAACGAATAAAAGAGGGGTTCCCCCCCACCGCCTTACTTTGCAGGCATGACGATGGAGGGGAACGGTAGGCACATTAACAACCGAATGTAGTACGATTGTAATGGCTCTGCGCGGCCTGGGAAGGCTACGCAAGGAGCGGGCGATGAGACTCGAACTCACGACATTCAGCTTGGGAAAGTGATGTTCTAAACGCTGTTTAGAACGCCCGTGCTAAATGTCAGCTTATACGTAATAAGCCGCGTTTCTCACTGTGTATGTGGTTGCATCGACCCAAGCGGACTACTGAAACCGTCTTGCAGATCGTCGATGGTCTGTTTACTGTAGTGTACGGTCATTGCGTCGGTGCTGTGGCCCAATTGCATGGATAGCAGTTGAGCCGAACCAGCATCGCGGCGATGGCGCATCCACTCAGTAGCAAAAGAGCGACGTAGATCGTGGGGGCCTCTCCCCCGCTGGTCGATGTTTGCAGCCTTACACGCCCGCTTGATGATACGGTATATGGATTCGGGCGTCAATTCTCGCCCTTTCCACCCGCAAAAGAGCGGGCCGGTAGTAAGACTTTCCCCCTCGAGCAGAGCCAAGATATATTCCCCACAAGCACAATCAAAGACCACCCGCCGGGGTTTGTCCAGTTTGGCTTTTCGCACCTGGATAACTCCCCCGCCATTGGCGTGGAATGCGACATCTTCCACGGCCAGGGCAGCAGCCTCGGCCCGGCGGATGCCCGTACCCACAAAGACGGCCACAAGAGCCTGATCACGCAATGGGCGGCTGGTTTGCCCGGCGGCAGATAGCAGGCGCTGGAGCTGGTCGAGGCTGGGGGCGCTGCGTAGGGGCTGGGAGCCTTTGGCCTGGGGTATCTGATCGGAGAAATCCCGGTCGAGATAGCCCAGGCGATAGGCCCAGCGCAATAGCTGACGGCAACGGGCTAGACAGGCTTTGCGGGTGTTGAGTGCCAACGGCTTTTGGCTCTGGCGGCTGGTCTGTTGACGAAGCCAGCCCTCGAAAATCTGCCACCCCCGCCCGTCAAGGCGATAGGCCAGAGCCGGGCCAGCTTCCCCCCACCAATCCAACAGGTAGGACAACAGATAATCATAGGTAGACGCGGTGGCGGGTTTGACCCGCAGGCGGGCGTCTATGATGTAGGCTTCGACCAATTCCGACAGGTTGGCAGCGTCGATGGCCGGGCGGGGTGGGGATAGGTTGATCGGTGACAGCACGGAAAGTATACCCTGGACGTGTGGGGGTTTGCTAGGACCACATCCAGACTGAGGGCAGGACCGAACTTGACAGGGCTGGGCCTGTTCTCAGTCTACATTTTCCGCCCGTCGTTGTCAATGGCTGCTGTCGTTGGTGGTGTGGGCGGGGCAAAGCAGATATTGTATCGTGTTTGTTTTTTTTTGAGGAATTGTAAGGAAAACCGGGAAGGAGGTGTAAGGTGAGACGGGGATTTACATGGGGTGATTGATAACAACAAGCGGAAAGGAGCGGAGGATGGAACTACCCCCAAGAGAGGCGGCGCTGGTGGCGATACGCCAGGCCGATGTGAAGCCGACAGCGGAAAGAAACGCCACGCGGCTACTTTCGCTGGCAGCGGAGGAAAACGGTTGTGCGGTGTTTTCCAGGGAGACGATTTGCGAATTGTTCGAAGTGAAAAGCTGGCGGGTGGCACAACGGTATTTGACCGAATTTGTGGACGTTGGATTGATTCATTATTCAACAAATGAGCGGGTTTATGTTTCGTTTCACGTATGGCCGGAGTGTATACCGTACACCAATACGGTGTACCACAGACACCAATACAGTGTATCTGCTACACCCCCCCCATATTTGCGGGAAGCTGACGAGGGTGTACAGAATACACCAATACGGTGTACCACAGACACTAAAACGGTGTATTCTGTACACCCAGAAAGCGCATATAAGGAATTGAATGAAAGAATGAATGATCTTTCTTTATCTCCTACAGAGATCGATCAATCAATCGCAATCCTTACAAGCCCAGAAATCAGAATGTCACGAACAAAAGCACAGGCCATCGCCAACGCCTACCCGTTCCTGGACATTCGGGCCTTTAGCTGCGACTTTGTGGCCCAGGCAAAAGAACCGGGCACAGAGGCGGGGCTGATCGTCTACTGGCTAGAGGCAGCCGAAACAATCCCCCCCCTCCACAAAAATGATTTGTGGTATGCCCACCGCACGCAAGCGGAAATCCAAGAGGAGGTGAAGGAACGGGAGGAGGCGGCGGCGCTGGCCGAAAAATGGGCGGCAGAGGACGCAGCTCGTCAACAGGCCCCAGCGCCCACCCCCCCGCCGACGGAGAGGGAAGGGGCACCAAAGGCGGCACAAAGCCCGGGTGATATTTGGGCCAGCGTTTTGCAGGAGTTGGCGAGGACTATGCCCGGACCGACCTATGATGCCTGGATTCGGGACACGGACGTGCTGAGCTATGCGGATGGGGAGTTTGTGATCGGTGTGCCCCATGCCCACGCCAGGGACTGGCTTGACAATCGGCTCAAAGCGGTGGTCAAGCGGAATTTGTCTCGGTTGGTTGGGCGGGCGGTGGATGTAAAATTCCAAGTTAGGGAAAGGATAGCAGCATGAGCGGAAAAGCAGCGCGACCAGCCAAACGGGATTTGTTGGAGTTGAGTTTTCTATATCACGAACACCCGCTATTGGTGGAAGTGCAGGAACGGGAATTTGAGATCGCTCAGTTGAATCGGAGGCTGGCGGCGGCGGATGTGAAGAAGGCGAAGCTGGAGAACCAATTGGCAGCATTCACCAGCTCGCCCCGACGGGTGGCGGCGGCATGACACCCCCATCCACCCGGCGGACCAACTTCACCCGGTTGGCCCGCTGGGTGGGCGTCCAGATCGTCGAACGTCTGGGCGTCAACGGTGGATTAGTGCAGCACAGACCGCCAGGAGGGAGGCGCAGGCAGGGAAAATGTTGTCGCAGACGCCGGGCCTAGACTACCCGGCGCATCAGACGAAGGGCAAGCGGGCCGGGCCCATCTAACAATCATCTTTGAGCCGGTGAGCGATGGGCAGTCATGTGGTGTGTACAGCCTGGCCCGGTCCGTTTGCCGAAACAACCAGAGGAGGAGGTGGCCGGTGATAAGCGAATCGTCTTTGAGGCCCTTGTACGACCAGGAGCTGAGTGATTACCAGATAGGCGAGCGGCTGGGCGTTTCACACTCTACTGTGCAGCGCCACAGGAAAAAGTTGGGCTGGCCCACGAAAGGCCGGGGCGGGAAGCCCAGCCACAAGAAGAAGACCCGCAAGCAGAAGCCCATCGCCGTCCAGGGCAGCGGACTGGGCGACTGGCCCAACGCCAAACGGGTGGACAGCCAGAGCGAGTCCAGGCGCAAACGGGACATTGCTAGATTGAAGGCGATTAACGAGCGAGTGATAGCCGGGATAATGGAAAGGCAGAACGCTTGACCCGCCCACTATGCCAGCGTTGCCACCACCCTGGAAGCCACCATTCGATTGCCCCGGTGGTGGTGGGGACGCTGGCCGGGCGGGCGGTGATTGAACGATTGTGCGCTGTCTGTGCCGGGAATGTGCGGCGGCGCTATGCAGGACACCAAACACCACAAAACGAGGAGAAAACCCCAATGAGCAAGGCGACGGTTTTTACTGTGTACAACTCCAAAGGCGGGGTGGGGAAAACCACCACATCGTTGAAATTGGCCCAGAATTTCGCCCAGATGGGGCAGCGGGTTTTGGCTGTGGATATGGACCCGTTGGCTAGTCTGACAAAGATTGTTAAACCGGAGGGCAACGGCCAGCCTAACCCCCAGCATATCGGGCACGTTCTGGGCGGGGCGGCGGGGGTGACGGCCAGCCTGAGAAGCGCGGCGCGGATGACTGCGTACAATTTCGAGATTGTGCCCAGCGGTTTAAGCCTGGAGCTGGCAAATGTGGCGGCAGGGCTGGTGCAACAGGCTCCCACCGCTATCGGTGGCAGCCACCTGTATGCTCTGGCCCGTGCTATCGAAAAGGAGGGCCACCGCTGGGACGCTATTGTGATCGATTGCCCTGGGGATGCGGATGTGTTGAGCCTGAACGGGTTGGCGGCTGCGGATGTGTGCGTTGTGCCGTGTAACCCGGAGGAATTGGCAATTGCGGAATTGGCTAAGGTACAGCAGCTAATTGCTAAGTTTGAGCAGGCCAGGGGCCGGGCGATGGGGCTGGAGTTGGTTGTGACCCGCGTGGATACCCGCACGAACCAGCATCGCCGGGGGGTGGATGCGTTGTTGGAGCGGGGCGCTGTGGTTTGCATTCCAGACCGCAAGGGCGAAGGGGCTGAGGCGCAATTGTTGGAGGCGTACAATCCGTTAGCTGAGAGGCTGTTAGCAGCTTCGGGGGTGGATGATGGAGCTTGATCTACTACAGAACAACACGGCCACGCTGGTGGCGTCGTTGGCTTACGATTACGGCCAAATTGAGAACCCAGACGACCGGGCGGCTATGCAGGCGGCGGCGCTGGACATTAAGCCACGGTTGAAGCGGGTGGTCGGTGATATTGTGGCAACGGGAAAGGCTCTTTTGGGTGTGCAGCACGTATGCCCCTATGGGAAATGGGAAGAATGGCTGGGTGCTGAGTTTGATTTGTCGGTGCGGATGGCCCAGCATTGGATGAATTTGGCCGAATCGGAAGTTGGCAAAAACGAAAACTTTTCGCTTTTGCCCTTGTCGGCCCTTTATCAACTGGCGGCTCCGTCCACCCCAGAGGCGGCGGTGGTGGCGGTGGAGGAAAAGATAGCCAAAGGCGAACGGCCCAAGCTGGCAGAAGTCAAGGCCACGATTGCCGAGCATAAGCCCAGGCCCGCACCACCCCCCCAGCCCCAACGGGTGGCCGATGTGGTGGCCCAGGTGATGGGCGGCCAGGGCGAGGGGAAGCCCAGCGGCCCGGTGGATGTGTCAGACACGGGCGAGGAATGGCAGCGGCTACAGAAGGCGCATACCACATTGTCGAGTGCGCGGATTGGTTTGGAGAATGTGCTGGATATTTTTAAGGATTATGGATACGATCTGGAACTGGAATATATCCTAGAGCAGATGTACAAATTGCGCGAGAATATCAAACTGATGAAACCGGAGGACAAGCTATGATCCGCCTAATCAACGCAAGCGCACACAATACCGGATTACCTGCACAGTCCGTCCATTGCATCGTCACCAGCCCACCTTACTGGGGATTGCGTGCCTATGCGGGAGAACAGCGCATCGAATGGCCTACTGTCACCTACTCGCCTATGCCTGGGATGCGGTACGAATGGGGTTTGGATGATGACGGGGAGCCTGCGCTTATAGGTACACCGGATGGCCCCGGCGCATACCAAATCACAATCCCGGCTATGATTTGCGGCCTGGGCGAAGAAAGCACACCCGAAGCGTACATCGGGCATCTGATTCTCGTCATGCGTGAAATGTGGCGAGTGCTGCGGGATGATGGGACTTGCTTTGTAAATTTGGGAGATTCTTACGCCGCAAGCCCAGGACAGCGAAAGGACACCGACGCAGCAGGCGCAAAGCAGCAAAGCAACAACGGGAGCGTGGGCGCACCTTCCCGACACGCTGATAGCCTCAAACCAAAAGACCTCTGCCTTATCCCTGCCCGCTTGCCCTGGCTGCCCAGGCTGACGGCTGGTACATTCGTAATGACATCATCTGGGCCAAGCCCAATCCCATGCCCGAAAGCGTGACAGACCGCTGCACGAAGGCGCATGAGTACGTCTGGCTGATGGCGAAAAGCCAGCGGTATTTTTACGATGCGGAAGCCATCAAAGAGGAAACCAGCCCGGAAACCTTCGCCCGTGCGTTGCGTGGTGTCGGTGAGAATCACAAAAACGTCAACGGCGCACCCGGTCAACCCGTCCATACAATGAGTAGCCCCAGACTGCACGGCGAAGGCGCACCCGCCAACCCCACCCGCAACCGGCGCACCGTCTGGAACATCGCCACCCGCCCCTACGCTGGCGCGCACTTCGCCACCTGGCCGCCCGACCTGGTGCGCCCGATGATTCAAGCGGGAACTTCTGCCCGCGGCGTCTGCCCCGCTTGTGGCGCGCCGTGGCAGCGGGTGGTGGAGTGGACGGGACACGTCAACCAGCGGGAGCCTGCCCACGTCCCCGGCAACTCTGCGACTAAAACAGATTCAACCGGCTGGCAACCGACAACAGTGTCAACGAACAAATGGATTCAAACCTGCGATTGCCCCGCAGCCGACCCCATCCCCGCCACTGTCCTTGACCCCTTCAACGGCAGCGGCACATCTGGAACCGTCGCTCTTGACCTGGGCCGGGCCTATATCGGGGTAGACATTTCCAAAGAGTACGTCACCGAACTGGCCGAGGAGCGCATCGGCGGCACACAGATAGGATTTGGACTATGAGCTGAGGAGTACCCGGAGACTTAACCACCGGGCGGGGCAAGCCACCAAAGCCACCCCGCCCTAACCCTACCACCGAACGAGGAGCACGGCGGCGGGGCTGGCTATAGGATAGCATTGCCAGCCCCGCCGGGCAAGTGTTCCATCACAAACGAGGAGAATTACAAATGGACCAGATCACACTGAGTACGACAAACCCCGCGGCGAAATTGTTACTTGCTATTCTCAACACGGGCGACAATCGCATTATCTACGACGAACTTTTGCAGAGCCAGGAAGAGGCCATTGCCGCGGGTGATCCGCCGATGGCGTTACCGCTGGTGTGGGTGGCTATGTTGAATGTGGCCGGGTTTGTGGTTGATCCTGCTACGGGCAAGATCGAAGACGGCCCGCAGGATGATATTTTGCGCGGTGTGTCCCATCGGGGAATCGCCTACCGAATGCCCGCCGAGGGCTTGCGGTTGGCGGGGGAGGTGGCCTGATGGACATTACTACAGCAGCGGCCCAATTGGAGAACGGAATTCGGGACGCGTTTACGACGGAGAAATTGGGCTGTCATATTGTGAAGATTGTGCGCGGCCCGCACACCCTGACTGCTATATTGCGCTTGTATGATCCAAACGTGAAATCTTTGCGGTTGGTCAACCGTATGGGGCCGACGATTGCGGCCCGTGCTGGTGTGCGGGCGGTGCGGGTGCAGAGCGAGGCGGGATTTGTCTATGTGGAAGCACCCAGCCCGGAAACGATTATTGTGGACGGTTCGACGATGCAGGGTCAAGACGTGGTTGTGCCTGTGGGCCTTTCGCCTTTGCGGAATCCGGTGGGGGTGGACTTTGGCAAAGATTACCATATGCTCTTTGTGGCTCCCACGGGTGGCGGCAAGACCACATCCATGCGCGTGGTGGCCCACCATCTGGCGCGCCAGAACAAGCCCACCCAGGCCCGCTTTATCGTTTCCACGTTCAAGCCTAAAGATTGGCGGGGGCTGGCAGGGCTGGCCCATTGCGGCGGCA